GGTGATCACGTTGCGGCCTGTAATATCTGCTTCTCTGGCGGCGTTGTCGTACCACGTAGCCGCCAGCACTAAGGCGGGAAGCACGTCGTTAGGGGTTATCTCGGCTGTTTTCTCGACCTGCGCTAAGCGGGTCGAGATATCGCTGTTCAAACTGGTTTTAATCATGCGCAGCGCAAGAAAAAGGGCGTCATCCTGAGCGCGCGCTAATTCGATTTCTATAGCGTTATTAAGCGAACTGCGGAGCGTCACCAGGTCATCCCACGTCACGATGGGTGCCGTAGTGGGCATGTCTGCACTGATGGCCGGATGGGAGACGGCAACGGGCCCCGCACCGCTATTGCTACCGCCCGGTGAATTCGTGGCGGCGCGGGGCTGAGGGAGCGTAGAGACAACATATGCCGCCTCGCTGATCGCCGTTGTTCTGATAGCAGAGGCCACATAGTTTCTCTGCGTCGTTTGCTTTTGAACGGTAATGCTGTCCGTATTCCACACCCCGCGCGGGGCGAGATCGTGCCCAACAGAGACGCCTGACACCGTTTTTATCATCGTCACCAGGTCGGAGGCATCCCCCTGCAGACGGGTTCCGGCACGCCACATTTTTTGCAACGTATTGACGAAATTCATCCCCGACGAAGGTGGCATAAGCAGCACAGAGAGGTCCCCCTGCATCAGTCTTGCCGCCGCTGAGACGCCGCTGTCGATCATCGTGAAAGTGTCGCTGACGAATGCCAGCATGTTGGTTGCGCTGTCGAGAACCCCCGACTGCATAAAGTCCGGCATGCCGTCCATGCCAAATCCCGTAAAGACGTCACCGATGCAGTCATCCAGCGCCAAGCAGGAAGAAACGAGGTTTTGCCCCGTGGCGGCGCCGGAGGTTGGGAAAGACAGTTCACCGCTTTCCACGACGCTAAATGCAACGCGGCACATGCGCCCTTCGTTGATGCCGTGCGTAACGCGCATTGCACCATCAATGCAGATACTCATCTCACCGTAATATGGGTGGACCAGCGTGCCGGGACCAGGGGTTTCAATGGCTTTGATGAGCAGATCGCGGCGCTCAAGGTAGTCATCACCGACCAAATAAGCCGAAATGTTAAAACGTCGGGTTGCCCGCCCTAAGTCCTCCGTCCAAGGCTTATCCCTGTTGGGATATTCATGCGTCTGAACCCGACGCCCGAAAGAACCTTCGTCATCTTCTACGCTAAAGGGGACCCCGCGAAAGCTGGCCTCCTGCAGTTTTTCTTTCCAGCTCATACGGACTCCAGATAATAAAAAACCCGCCGAAGCGGGTTGGGTTTACTGCCCGGGCAAGCGGGCGAACTGGTTATAACCGACGTCGTAACTGATGCCGTTCATGCCGGATGTTTGCGGCGTCACCCGCATGCCCGGCGGCGCATTGTCGAACGTGACTTTTAGCTCACCTCCTGCAGATCCAGGGTAAGGGCTCGCCAGCGGTTTAGTACTGTTTTGGCTGCCGTCTATATTGAGCAACTCTTTCAAGCGCGGAATAAAGCCCTCATAGCCACGGTCTTTTTCACCCTGCTGCACCTTATTTATCAGCAGGCTACCCACGTCGGTATTTTGCTTTGCCGCTTCCTGATGAAGGTTGTCAAGTCGCTTCATTAACTCAAACAGCACGGAGATGGTCACCGTGATAGCACCCATTTGTGCGATACCGCGCAGGGATCCGGCCAGCTTCCCGGCTTCTGCATTGGCCCCACCTATCCCCTTCAACATAGACAGCATCCAGGCGCCAGAGGCATAGGCCGCCACGCCTTTAAGGACGGTTTCCCACCCGCCCAGCGCACCAGCAACGCCGTCGATGTCTTTCCATACCGATTGAACAACCGGCCCGACCGAATCCCAGTTAGAAACAATAAGTCCGCCGGCAATAACTAAAAGGCTCACCAGTTTACCTAGCGTGGACATTTTCATGACAGTCTCGAGCGTCTTGAACACCTTAACCACTACGCCCGCAGCGGTGGCCATGCCTAACAGCGTGACGCTGAATTTAAACACGGACTTTACCAGCTCGGGGTTTTGCTTCACAAAGACACGGAACTGCTCAACGAAAGGCTGAATTTTTGCCGTCCCCTTGGTGATCGAAGGCAGGAACATATCACCCAGGGTAATACTGACGGCGCTGACCTGATTCTTAAAAAGCTGAATAGCGTTGGCCGTAGTGGCCGCCCGAGATTCATACTCTTTCTGCATCGAGTTGCCGTACTGCTGCTGATCCGCCACTTTTTGAAAGTTGGATTTCAACAGATCAAGGTTAGTCAGCAACGGGGCAATTGCCCCCAGGGACTCTTTCCCGAACAACGCATTCATGACCGCAGCCTGTTTCGCCTTTGGCACTTTCGCCAGCGACGTCAGCACCTTCAGCATCGCTTTCTTCGAGTCTTTTTGCATATCGGCAGCAAGCTGCGCGGGGTCAATCTTGATAAATTTCAGCGCTTTCTTTTGCGACGCGGTGGCCGATTTTCCTGAGGTCAGCGAAAGCATAAAGTTCTTGATGCCGGTAGAAGCTATTTCGGACTCCACCCCCATCCCGGCGATGGTGGCCCCCATCGCGGCTATCTCTCCTGATGCCACGCCTGCCACACTGCCCAGCGGACCGATACGCGTCACAATCTCTGAGATTTTTGCGGCATTTGCCGGGCCGGTGTTGCCCAGATAGTTAATTTTATCGGCCAGAACCACGACGTCATTCTGACTTAATTTAAACGCCGTTCTCCACTGCGCCATCATCTGGCCAGACTCTTCAGCGGTCTGGTCGAAGGCCACGCCCATTTTAATGGCGTCGGTTGCAAAGGCCTTTAACTCATCACGTGCGATACCCGCCTGCCCCCCGGCCGCCACAATCTGACCAATACCCTCGGCGGTCATCGGCAGCTGGGTCGAAAGTTTGAGAACGTCCTCCCCCATCTGCTTAAACTGCGCCGGCGTGTCAAAATCGACCACTTTGCGCACATCGGCCATCACCGACTCAAATTCGATGGCCTGTTTAATCGGCACAATAAACGCCGAAGACACCGCAAGCCCGGTCGCCACAGCGGTGGCCATAATACCGACAAACTCTTTCTTGAAACCTTTAACGTTGCGGCCCATGCCTCTTAACGGCGCGGAAAGGTTATCGACGGCGGTGATTATTGCCTTGAGTTGAAAGCTGTCAGCCACGCTGCATCTCCTCGTTGATCCGGACGGCCTCGGCCTCTAACTCGAAAAACCGGCTCAACGGGAGCCGGCGCATTTCAAGCGGGTTTATTTTCCAGAAGTGGGCAACGTTGTAGAGCCGCTTCCTGAACTCGGCAGGTTTTCCGACGCCGTAAAAAAACTCACAATCGTCATCGAGGCGACGAACACGTCTTTCAGCGAAAGTTGTTCGGCAGATGAGCGCGGAATACCCGCCAACACCGGCAAATAGGCCAACGAAGAACGGGTATCAAGACGCATTTCCCCCTTGTCGGTGTAAGAGAAGGGAATACCAAACTCCTCTACCTGCTCGTAGGTGGGCTCCTGCAACTCAAGTACGTGGAGCTTTTCGTTGTGCGCCATAATGGGCTTGGATAATTTCAGCTCTTTCATTATTGGTAGAATCCTTCTTGACCGTGGAACTCGAGGTCGGCGGTCCCTTCCTCAGCGTTGTGGTTGGCCTCACCGTGCAACCATGCTGAGGACAGGACGTACACCATCCCATTGGCCAGCTCAGACGTGATCGTCATCTGGTCCGAGGTGGTGAGTTTGTTGATCGGAAAGTTTTTCGGCACCTTGAAGGTGCCTTTGGTATAAGGCGCACGGTGTGTTTCCTTATAATCAACATCACCGGCCAGGCCAATCACGTCATCGCGGACCACGGTGTTCATCGGCACCTCAATCCCACCGGTCAGAGAGAGTTGCTGACCATCAACTTTTACATAAACCGTACCGGCTAAGCGTGTCATCAGGCGGTCTCATCGTTATATTGCAGACGGAATTGGTTGAGCAAAGCAAAGACGCGCAGACCGTTGATCAGGTCCGGCGGGCACAGGACGTCACCGCGGCTCGGATCCGTGGCATCACGCTCAACAATCAGGTGTTTCTTGAACAGTTCGAAATTTTCCACCAGCCCCGCCAGCTCGAGTTGGCGATAGATTGAGCACATTTCACCGCGCAGCACCGCTGGGGTCACAATGGCCTGGCCGGGGCCACAGCGGGTACCGTCGTTCGCCAGCTTATGGCGCCCGTATTTGCTGGTGATCACGCTTTTAAGACGGCGCAGCACGTAGGCGTTGGTGTGAAGGGTTTCGCTGTCAAAATAGCTGTTATCGCTGACGCCGTAGGCATTGAGCTTATAGGTCGTAATATCTCGCTGAATGCGCAGCGCCCCTGCCTCGGTATAGGCGGTTGCAATACCGTGGCTGAGCAAGGACTGTTGCTCGGTAAGCGTAAACCGCTGGCCGACAGGTGCGGGCAATGCGCCGACAAGCTGCCCACTCTGGGTGGGTTGTGCAGGGTCGATACGAATAAATACCGCGTCGCGCGCCAAACGGTAGCCCACCAGCTCATCCAGAGTGGTCTGCGTCTGCGGCTCATACCCTGCCACGGTAATATGCTGATCGTTGAGCGCGTCCCCAAAGGCCACCAGTGCGGAGAGGTCACCCTTTTTCGCGGTGTAAACGTGGCCATAAAGTTGCCGCGCATAGCTCCATCGCCCGGACGCATCGTTCATTTCCAGCGCCATAAGCCGCAGTGAACTTTGATCGCTAAACGGCAGACCAATATAGTCAAATATTGTGTCACCCATCGCCGCGACGGCGTGCGCAATGTCAGGATCCCCGGCACCACCGGTCATGTCAGTGATAACGATATTGATGCCTTCTGGCACCGTTTCACCGCTGGCATTGCCGTAATAATTCAGCGCCAGCGGGATACCGTTCCCAGTAACCCCTTTATTGACAGCCGTGAGTTGGAGCACCGTGCCGGTTTCTTCTTCGCCAGGTGGAATGGTGGTGGCCTTTACCGGTAAATCCGGCAAAGCATTGATATATTCTGCCAGCGCAGTGGCGACGTCCGCGGCCGTGTCATCCGTGGCCACGTTCGCCTGAATGCGCGTCGTCCCGATATACAGATTCACGCTGCCGCTGCTTACCGCCTTGCCCGAAAGGGTAAGCTTGCCTTTTGCTGCCACGCCGCCTTGTGGTTCAGGCACAGCTATAACCCAAAGCTCCCCCTGAGGGTCTACCCGCCGGTATGCAGCCACCATGCGCGCAAGTTGGCTGCCGCGTCCGGCGACTTTACCGGCAAGATCTGCAGAGGGCATGATCACCGGCGTGTTCACCGTGATAGTGGCATCAGGCAACGCATAGCCAATTAACAAAGATGCACCGCTGTCCTGTGACGTGTTGGCCGCGCTGTTATCCATCTCTGCATAAAAGAGCGGCACGTGATTATTTGAAGGAATGGAATTAAATCCGACGGTCATTTTTTAACCCCTTTTTTAGCCAGCGGATCGGCCTGCTTCGCGGTTTCTACAACGTCACCTGCGAAGCAGGCCGATCCG